GTTTCATTCCACTGATTCACAAGTTAAAACCTCAAACTTTCTGGCTCCTAATATTGCTGAATAAAGCACGTCGTAGGTCAGGGATTTTGAGCCGTCGATGTTATGTATAATTCTCATTTTGGGTAAAATGTCCCCACGGTAGCGCATTGTAATTCGCGCCCGCTGCAGGCTCATTTCCTGATCCCCAAAATACCTTTCATCGTTACCCGTAACCGGATATTCAACCAGCGCCCAATCAGTCCGCAAATCCGCCCACGTGTTGACCTGTTCGCCATTATCGCCCCGCGTTGTTGTGAACGTTTGAACCGTTACCCGTTCCCGTAGGGAAGAAATAGACGGTATGGATTGTGATATGTTGGCAGTCGTGTTTCTCATATCAGATTAACCCTGGACAGCGACAAAAGCGCGTAAGCACTCCGAGCTGTTGGATTAGCGCCATTTTTCAGGATCGGTATATCTTCCCTATTTTCGTACATCATGCCTATCTGCAAAAGCATGGCCGTTTTTACGTTGGCATCTACATTTTTGGCGGACGTTGTGCCGGCCTTGTATGTGATACGCCATAAATTAGGCATCTGGTTTTGTAAAGAGATAGACGGCGGTAGTGTGCTTTTAGAAACCACACGCGGAGGGTAGCTGTAAGTGTCCACCGTATAATTGCTACTTGCCCATGTTGTATAGGACGCTGCATCATTCCGGTATTCTACTTTTGTAACCTCTGTAAGCGGAGCCATTGCCAATTCAAACACGCCGTATTCAGGGAAGAAATCCCAAACTTCTTCAACCGTCTGTTCAATCAGACACACACCCGCGTGACGTTCTGCCCATACCCGCGCTGCCTTAATTAGCGCACGAATAAGGTTATCGTCTTCCGCCACATCCGGGTGAACCTTCAGCCAATCTTTAGCCTCGCCCAAAGTGATCGGTTCTTCTGTCGGTGTTGTCGTTATCTTGAACGCCACGTTTTTCGGTGTTACGCTTTACGGTTGCAGTTTCTCTAATATCGGTGTGGGTTGCCTGGACTTCTTCAGCTTCGCCGCTGTCAATCAAGAAAGCGCCGTTATGATCTGAAACCCAGGCCACCCGCCCCGATTTTTTCAACTTCACGTACATCTTACGCTTGGGTAATTAGCCTGATCGCGTTTGCGTTGATTAGGTTGCTATCAAGTCGCTGGTAACCCATGAAGCCGATTGAGCGTTCAGCCCAATATAAACTATCGTTTCGGCTCATTGATATACCGCCGATTTTGCGCACAACAAATTTGGAGAAATCACCAAAATAGATGTGCTTTTTAGCAGTAACAGGTACGCCGGTTGATGCGTTTGCAGCCTCTAATGCATTGTTAATGAAAACAGGTTTACCAAGCATGCGGTCAGGCTCGCCCGCAATGACGGCCGGGCTAAACAGTTGTACAGTGTCGGTATTGCCAAGGTCAAGTGTGCGCAGATAACCAAGGATGGTGTTGTGCATCATCCACCCGGATTGCGGCCCTTCCATATATGACTTATCCAGCTTGTACCAGGCCCTCAATAGTTCTGCCTTAGTAATTGCCGTTGCCCCTGCGGTAGTCAGTGCGGAGGTTGTGGCAACGGTAGTCAATCCAAACGGCTGCGAAGAACCAGTGCCATTAGTGATAAACCCGTTAATTGCCCTACCAAGGCGCTCAGGCAGTAGGGTTGCCAAAATCTGTTCAACAAGACCAACCTGGTTGTCATTGAACAACTCGGCAGACAACTTAATAATCTTTGAATCAACGGTGTAATCACCAAACAAGACGTTACCAAAGGTTAAATCTGAAACACTGGTGGCAACACCCTGAGCAATCACAGCGCCATTAACACTTGTATCGTCCAATGATGGATATTTAAGCACTCCACCAATAGAAGTATCAAGCGAACCAAACGCTGTTATGGTGCTGTAATACTTCATCATTACCTCCAGCTTGTTGGAGAATGACTGCGGAATAGTAAAACCACCAAGAGAATCAGTAGAACCAATTTGGGTAGAGGTGCCACGTGTTTCAAGTAGACGCATTTCGTCGTCAGCCAAACGGCGTTCAAAACTGCGGCCCATGTAGCGCCAAAAAACATCCTCGTAGCTTTTCGCTGGATCTGCTGCTGGCGTTGGCGCTCCTGCAGGCTTGTTTCTGGCGTCAGCCTCCATCATGGCAAGGCGGGCGGCGTGTTCGCGTTCTGCGGCTTCAGTACGCTGCGCGTCTTCAATTTCACCACTAAGGCGGACAAACTCAGCGTCAAGGCGCTTGTACTCCGCGCCTTTTGCATCGTCTGTGAATTTACCTGTCGCGTCGGTTTCTGCTCGCAAATCATTGAGTTTGGCGAACACGTTACGACGCTCATTTAAAAGCTCTTGTAACTTCATTGTGTTTGTTTGTTTGTTGTTAGATAAGCAAGCATAGTCGACGGAAATGGTCTGCATCCATCAACATTGCATTTGTATTTTTATTTTCTTCGCTTCTTTGCCCGTTAACGGTGCTGATTATTTGCGCTTCTAATCCGATCATTCTTTTCAAGGCTTCGCGGGCCTCTGTGATCGCGTCGCGTGTTTCCTGGTATAGTTGGGAATTGTCCGGGTCTGCCTGCATAAGCTTTTCCAGATTACGCAGCCTCCACGACGTTTCTTCAATTGTCCAGTTGACTTGCTGGATGAAGTATGCGCTATTACTTACGCTCCAATCCTTGTCTTCATTCGCCCGGCCTTCTTTTTCAGCCGCTTCCATTGCTTCCAAAGAACGAGCGCCGATAGATGTATCAGGGTAAGCAGGTTCAGACACCGGCCCCATCTCATACACGCCGCCAAACTTGGTCACTTCCCGGAACGCTTTACCGCCCCGCATAGACCACCGTTCGCCGTCGGGGGCAATAGTGAACTGAAAAGAACTGCCCTGCGTATCGCCCCGCTGTACAGAGATAAATACATCTTGTCCGGTTGGGCTGTCTGGTAGATCAACTTCATACCATACGCCCGTTGCGTCTGTGCCTGTGCGCATGGTTCCCGAAGCGGCATTACCTAAAAGTCGGTTGCTGTCGTGGTTGTGCATTGCCAGCATCCGGGACGTGTCAATGCCATCCATAGCCTCCGGCCGTATAACTTCCCGGAACACCCGACCGCCAGCTCGCAGATCAACACTTTCCTTGTTGAACACAATGCCGTAACCCCGAATCGTGCGAGATTCAGCATTTACGACCTTTGCCCGCGTTTCTTCGTGCAGGATGTGGCGTGTTTCCAGATCGCTATTCGTCCGCCGTTGTTCCTGGTTCTTCTTCATTGTCTATTTCTTTTGTGCCTTTAGGCTCTTTTTCTTCTGATTCCGGCGGTTCTGGCAGCTCTATTTCCCCTTCTTCATTCACCCGCGTAACACCGGCCTGTGCAAATGGTAGATTGCCCCAGGTAACTTCATTAAGGTTGTTCATGCGCCTAACATCGTTAATGGTAAGCACCATGTTTTTGAGCATTTTATCCTCGTACTCCGCCCGGCTTTTCATATCGCCACGCATTAAGTTGGTCATATCGAAGCGGTGGAAAATTGTACCGTTTATCTTTTCGTCTTGCGTTAGTAGCTTGACATCACACTCTGCCTCGAACTGTTCAGCCCACGGGGTCAGGCAGTACTTCACAAAGCCGTTATCCATCATTTCAATGTTGTTGAAAGTGGAGCGATCAAGCACGTTTATCATGTGGGCTGGAACGCCGAAAATGCGGCACGATTCATAAGCCTGAAACATCCGCGTTTCATTCAGCATGGCTTCCTGAGGGTTCGTGCCGATCTTGGTATAGCTTGCACCCGCGTCCAGCACCATAATGCCGCCCACATTCTTCACCCCTGCATGTTTTTTCTGGATACGGTCTTCTATTATATCCCTGGCATCTTTGGAAAGTCCCTGAGGAAAAGCTACTATGCCGTCGATAGCGGCATTATTGGAAAAGAAGTTGTGCCCGTAGCGCGTAGCGTCTATGGATGTGGCAAAGGAGCTGTTAAACTGGTTTGAAATGTTGATGCCCTGCCATCCGTCTATTGTCATACCTCTCAGGTGTATTACCTCCCAGGGGTAGAGGATCTCAAAGGTTGCCTGTGTCCCCATTTTCCGGGAAACGGCATAATAAAGCGTCCCATCTTCGCGCTGGTAGATAACCACATCTTCAGGGATAAGGCGTTCCAGCTTGTACGCCCGGCCGTTACCCTTAAAACTAATCTTCGCGTATGCATTGCCAAAGCAAGCATCTGCGAACATATCCCGGCGGAAATTGTAGGAAGTTGTGTGTGGGCTTGGTTCTATTGTTTCCATTGCCCACAATGGATGCCCCACGGCATGTTCAGCGCCTTCAGGTGTACGGCGAAATGGGGCAAACGGCAAAGAGGCAAGAGTGCGACTTACCACATCAACCGCCGCAAAAACGGCCGGTACTTGCAATGCCTTTTGTCTGGTAACAACGCCGGAGCCGGAAAAGATAGAATCGTACAGCGTACCCCACCCGGACGGGCCGGAGCCATAAGGAAGCGTGTTAATATTCCTTGATGCCGCCTGTCTTGCCTGATCCCAGGGCGCTTCTATGCTTATATTAAATCCAAATAGCCGCAAATCCAAACGTTTGCACAAAAATAAAGGCCGGGCAAAACCCGGCCTGCAAAAAAAGGTTATCTAAAAACCTGTTTTTTTCTATTTTTATACCATTTGCATTTTGCGTTAAGGAAAGACTGATAAGACTTAAACCGCCGCCGCCCGTAATCCCTTACTACAATTTCCTCAGCAGCATAGTAGGCCTGATCCATCCTGCCACACTCGACAAGCTGCTCCAACACCAACACCCAAAAATCTTTTATGCTTAACGGGTGTGCGCATCCCCTCACGTGCTTTTCTTTAGTCAAACTCTATGCACATTGTCCAAAATGCTGTAAATGCTCTCCATCCGCTGCCGTGCCGTATTCTCAAGATTGAAGTCCTGTAAAATGCGATCCCGGCTTTTGCCCCACAGATCCACCGCGGCATCATACTCCAAAGGCTCCGCCGTCGCGTGTTCCCATGCCTTTTTGCCCGCGTAGTTAGTCAAGCACACACCGCCCGACATGGTAGCCTCAATCCATGCAATATTTGACTTAGCGTCGTTAAACTGGCAATCAACTAAAGGCTTCCACACCACGTTAAATTTCGCTTGCTTCAGCTTCGCCATGTAGCTCTGTACGTCGTCGTCGTATTCCTCCAGGTGTATGTTTTGCCCGTGGTTCAATGCGGGAAGCACACCCCAAAATAAAAAGCGCTTAGGGATATGCTTAATCCGGTCGTACACCTCGCGCCCGGCCTGGTAAACATCTTCCTTTTGCATACCTCTACCGCGCCACATCCAAAAGCCTCTATCGGGCGCCGCCTCCAAAGGCAGATCATTGGGCATAATAGCATTTGGGACTACTTCGCCGTTATTCAGGCAGTCACACTCATAAAGTAGCTGTTCAGTGCTTACCCAAAAGTGATCTACATACGTCCAGATTTCCCGCGCTATATGTGCCCGAGCATGGTGGTAGGCCGCTTGGTCATGGTAGACGGGTAGGTTAGTCATTGCATCGTCAATGTCCAAAATGATTTTAGACCTTCCAACGTCTTTCACCCGCTTGACCACTTCCAGCGTTTCCTTGTCGTTTGGCCTGGACAAAATAAACACATCTGTCAGGTATAGGTCTTCAGCCGTCAGCTTTTGCGTAAAGCGGAAATTAAACTTGCCCGGATACATTTTGCGCATCTGTGCAAACGGGCGAAAAAAACGCCACCATGTTACCGCGTTAGCAAGGGGGGATTCAATTACAAGTACATTTATCATCAAGAAAAATTCATTAGTTTTTTGTTAGACCTACCTCTATTGCATTTAAAGCAAAGTGTTTGTAGATTATTTGGCTCATTCCCTCCGCCAAGTGATCTTGGAATAATGTGATCAACCTCTAATTTAGAGCCATCTTTAGCCGAGTTCCCGCAAATAATACATTTATAACCATCCCTTTTCAATACATCAAACCTAATCCCTACAGGGAAATTAACTGCCTCTTTATACCTGTTTGCATCTCTGTGATATTCAAGGGCTTTATAAAAAAAGTTTATTACATCTTGCCCTGTTTTAAACTTTTTAGGGTTATTATGCACATGGTCAATTATATAGGCTGCGTAATCCTCTTCTTCGACTGGGATTCTTTCTATAATTACCTCATATTTTGACGGTGCGTCGTCTAAAAGAGAGAAGTAATACAGCTCACTTCTTAAAAATGGACTATTTTCAGTCCATTGATCTTTTAAAAACAATATATTCACAGACTCTCTTATCATTTTTCCATGTTTTGTTCACATTCAAGGACAACGGTAAACCCATTGCCTACTTTATCATCACTATACTGATAATCACACACACGCCACGTTTCGCCCTTTATCGGGCTTTCAATATAGCCGCACATTACCATAAAGCTATCAGGCGTCCACCTGCTATGGTGTTCATCACTCGCCCCGATATTTGCCCCGACCTTGTGCCTGTTTAGAAACTCGCTGATTTCTGTCAGGGGTTTGTCTTTGTCGCTTTCCAGAGCATCCCGGTGTGGTACGATCATGTAGATGTACCTTTTTGAAACCCTCATCCATTCTTTGATCGCTGCAATAGGATCATAAAAATGCTCTATCACATGGCTGCTAATTACAAAGTCATAGCTTTTGTCCTTTACTGGTAGGCTGTCACCGGGGGCCACTATATCAACGGGCATCACTTCGCCGCAAAGCCTTACCTGCTCCAAGGCGTAATCCATAAAGGCTAAATTTGTGTGGTGAACGCGGTCTACATTCAGCGTATCAAGCCCAAAAGCGTTATGCGCCGCGCCGCCTATTTCCAGGCCGGCAAGACCGTCGAGCAGTTGGTGGGCCAAGGGAGATTCCCGGAATTTTTTACTGTGGTAGATTGGCATGTTGGTATTGATTTAGTGGGGCCTCTGTTGTATCACATTGTTCACACGGGAGTACAACCGTGGCTATTTGCGTTTTTCTGTCAAAAGAAACAAGCTCTTGATTTATTAGCGGAAACCCTAAATATGTCACCACCTGCAAAACGTGGTCAAAGCTGCATGGTGGGTCATCTGGACTACCTAAAAGCTGACTCGTGTTTATACATACGGTCACAAAGGCCGGATCTCTGAGGTTTTGTGTTACGATTGTCTTTGTTTGATAGGGAATTTTCACTCCATTTAAAAAACAAACAAAAGAAACGCCGTTTTTAATTAGGATTTTGTACATGGCTGATCTACATTGTTAAAAGGTCAGAATCCAGCAAATAAGAGGAAACGGGGGCCGGTTGGGTAAGCCACGCGAATATTGACATCGCACTTGCTGAAACCCCATCTATCTTGTTTGCGCTCTTTGCCTTGTTAGGTTTTATATTGTCGTTTGCGTCGTAATCCAGCACAATGTTCCGAAACATCCAAAGCAAAACCGGATTGTCTGCTATTTCCT